CCCGTTCCCACAAGCGAACAAGTGCTACCAATGCCATGCGGTGATTGGCTCATGGAAAAAGGCCGCCGAGACGATGTACCTTGGGGACCCGTTCGCCGCCGCAACAGGCGGAATGTTGTCTTATGTCGAGCCCGAGTTCTTTAGGCCGGGTTCGGGGACGTGGGGCGGTTCGCCAACGTGGTGAAATGATGACCGACCCGCTCGAAGATCTATTTGCTCAACTATCGGTGCTCCCGTTTAGACCGACGAAGGCGTATGACCCGCCTCACGAGTATTTAATGAGCAAATCCATTCCGGACGGCCTCGCCGTTTGGCATCGGGTCCGATTAGCAACCCGTGATTATGGAGTGATTCGACCGTTTTACAAGTCAAATCAGGTTTGGAAGTATCTCGATGCTCCGGATGGATACACCTATTGGATAATGCCCAAGTGGTTGCTCCCGGACTGGCAACAGCACTTTGACCCGTCCGACAACTACGTCATTAACCGCCAAAGGACAGACGTGGCAAAGAGCGGGAGATGGCTCAATGACTAGAACCATCGTTACCGCCGTTCCCGAGCGGGCCGCAACGGTCGAGTACCTTCAACACCACATTCCCCACTTGGAAGTCTGTTGGGATCAGAAGCGTTCACTAATGGATACGTTTCTGACGGCCTGTCAAATGGCGGGTAATGAACCAGTAATCCGTCTCCAAGACGACATCATCCTTACTAAAGACTTTACGGCCAAAGTTGAACGGGTAATCGCAGAGCACCCCGAGGACGTAATCCAGTTCTTTTCCATGAGGAAAGCCGATCTAACCGTGGGTTCCCGGTATTGTCTCGGCTCGACCTACCTGATGAACCAATGCGTTTACCTTCCGGCGGAGGTGTCTCGGCAACTCATCGAGTTCTATTGGTCCCCGGCATGGGCTCCGTTTTACGAATCGCATCCCACCGCTGACGACTCAATGATGGCGGAGATGTTCAGGATTCAGAAACGCAAATACTTCCTTCACGTCCCGTCACTCGTGGACCACCAACGGAGCCGCTCCATTGTGAATCCAAAGCGGTCATCGGCCCGAGTATCCATTACATTCCAAGACCCCGAATACGAACACTTCCCTAACCCACCTTCTGACCACTAGACTCATCACCAACAAGGAGAGAACCATGGCAAACAACAAAGGCAAAGCGGTCATCGCTAAGAAGAATCAGGCCCTCGAAAAACTGGAAATCGTCTACGCTCCAGTAACGGCGATCAAGCCGAACAGTTACAACCCCAACCGGCAATCCGACGCCGACTTTGACCTGTTGCTCCGCTCGATTTCCGAGGATGGCTTCACCCAACCCATCGTTGCCGTTCGAACCGCCGACCCTGACGAGGCCAAGACCTACCCGTTCACAATCGTCGATGGTGAGCACCGTTGGCGGGCCGCAAACCACCTCGGCTTCACCGAAGTGCCCCTCGCTGTCGTCCCAATGACATTGGAGCAGGCCCGAATCGCCACCCTCCGCCACAACCGAGCCCGAGGTTCCGAAGACATCGAACTCGCAACCGAGGTCCTTCGTGACCTCGAACGTCTCGGCGCACTCGATTGGGCCCAAGACTCCCTCCAACTTTCCGACGACGAGTTGAACCGTCTCTTGGAGGACATCCCGGCCCCCGAAGCGTTGGCCGCCGCCGCCTTCACCCAAGCATGGGAACCGCAGGCCGCCGTATTCCAAGAGAAGGGCGAAATCTCCGCCGTCACCGGAGGAACCCAACAGGACGCCCTTACCCCCGCCGCCATCGAAGCCGCCCGAGTCCAAGAGAAGCGAATCGCAGAAGCCCGAACCCAAGAGGAACGAGAGCAGATTCAGAAAGAGCGAGCCATCTACCGGCTCAACCTCACCTTCACGAACGACGAAGCCAACATTGTCAAGGAAGCACTCGGAGCCCAACCCGCCGTCCGCCTCCTCGAACTCTGCCAACAGGCCATCACCAAATAACCCTTGGGGTGTCGTTCAACTGGCAGGACAACGGACTTTGAATCCGTGAATAGGGGTTCGAAACCTCTCACCCCAGCCATTTGCTAACCTCGTTTACAGAACACAAGGAGAACCGACATGGCGACACCGAAGCAGGTGGAGGTGGCCCAACGCCGGGCGCAGGCTCTTGAACTCCGGGCGATGGGTTTGACCTACGAACAGATTGCGGAGCGGTTGAAGTATTCGGGGCGGGCTCATGCCCATCGAGACGTTCAGGAAGCACTTGCTGAACTCGTGGAGGCTCCGGCGAAGGACCTGTTGGCGGAGGAACTGTCTCGGCTTGAACGGCTCCTTCAAGGGGTGTGGGCGGAGGCTCGAAAGGGGGACACCGGCAAGATCAACACGGTGCTTCGGATTCTCGACGCCCGGGCGAAGTATCTCGGCTTGTACGCCCCTGATCGGGTCCAAGCGGAAGTGTCGATTAACGACCCCGAAGCGGTTGCTAAGAGCATTATCGAGATTGCCGAATCGCTGAAGTCGTGACCGATGCCCGCCGCCCTGTCTAAAGAGCAGGCCGCCAAACAGTTAGCGGCGTTGCCAGTCGAGATTCAGGGCCGTGTCCGATGGCAAATCGTTGGCCGCCCGGAACAGATGCCACCCCCGGGCGAATGGTATTTATGGCTTCTCGTGGCCGGACGTGGATTCGGAAAGACCCGCACCGCCGCCGAATGGCTTGCGAACGAGATGGTTACTCGACCGATGACCCGTTGGGCCATCGTTGCGCCGACCTTCGGAGACGGTCGAGACGTGTGCGTTGAAGGCGAGTCCGGCCTTCTAAACGTACTCGATCAAGGTGTGCGCTCTTACAACCGGACAACCACCGAAGTCGTCCTTCGCAACGGGTCCCGGGCCAAAGTGTTCCCGGCCACATCCCCCGACAGACTTCGAGGCCCACAGTTCCACGGGGCTTGGCTCGACGAACCCGCCTCGTTCCGGTATGGACTCGCTCTTTGGGACATCATTCAACCGGCCCTCCGTTTGGGAAGCCCCCGCATCGTCGTTACCGGAACCCCGGCCCCGGTCCCGTTCATGCGCCTGCTCATGAGTCTCGTTGATGGGGAGACGGTTCACCTAACCCGGGGCCGCACCTATGACAACGCCGCAAACCTGCCCCCGTTCCTGATCGAGCAGTTGCGCCGCCGGTATGAGGGAACCCGAATCGGACGGCAGGAACTCGAAGGCGAACTATTGGAAGATGTCGAAGGCGCATTGTGGACTTATGAAATGGCAACCCGCAATAGGGCCGACGTACCCGCCGAACTGGACCGTATCGTTGTCGCCATCGACCCCGCTTCAACCGCCAAAGAGAGTTCGAACGAGACGGGCATCGTCGTCGCCGGAAAGTACGGGGACAAGGGTTACGTCCTAGAAGACTGTTCGCTGAAGGCGTCTCCGCTCGATTGGGCCGCCAAAGCAGTCGCCGCCTATCACCGTTGGAAAGCGGATGCCATTGTCGTTGAGACGAATCAGGGTGGCGACATGATCGCAACGACCATTCGCACCGTGGACTCCACCGTTCGAATCCGTGAGGTTCACGCCATGAGAGGCAAAGCGTTGCGGGCCGAGCCCGTAGTGTCCCTTTACGAACAGAACCGGATAACCCATTGTGGCATCTTCCGGGAGTTGGAGGAACAGTTGGCATCTTGGGTTCCCCCGGCGGATTCCCCTGACCGCCTCGACGCCCTCGTTTGGGCCCTAACCGAACTCATGCTGACCAAACAGGCCCCGCCTATTGTCATCCCGTCGTCTTTGGAACAGGCGTCCCATTGGCGGATTTGACACAAGTGTCAAGTTTCTGACGGTTACGAAGTGCCTGCTCATTCATAAACTTTCCCGGTATCGCCCGAAATCTCGAATAAAGACTTGACGAGGACCATTCGACCCGGTACGATTGGGGCATGACAAACACACCGACCACCAGAACCCTGCTCATCGGGCCGGGCCAAACCATCAAGATCAACGAGCCGAACGCCGTTGTCCAGTTGTGGAGCATCAAGAACGGGGTCATGTTGGGCGAACTCACGGGCCCGGCAGAAGGCCCCCTGTTCGTGACCGGCATCCTCGGAGTCCGGGCCGAACTCGTCCTTGGGACCAAGTGAGGGACGACATGACCATGACCATGACCGACACCGCCCCGCTGTTCAGGATTAGCGGGCACTCCGACCGGAAGGAACTATGGCGGCTCGAACGAGCATCCGTGGCCCTGCCCGCCAAATGGATTCTCGCCGGGGTCTACCACCCGGCAACCGACAACCGAACGCTCGAACATCATGCGGGGGCCAACGCCCGATTCCTCCCGGACATGACCGCCATCATGCGGGGCTTGACGTCCCGCCGCCGAATGGTGGAAGCCCGGGCCGAACAGGGAATCGTCAAATCGCCCGTGATCGAGCAACTGTCGAAAGACGTGATGGCACAGTTCGAACGGGCCGTCGAAATCGTGTGGTTCCCGGCCTCCGCCCGGATGAATCAGGAACTCGATTGGGCGTTCGGACTTTGCGACGTCCTCGCTGAAATCGACTGACTCCTTCTAGCCTGCCCGCCCTGACCCGGCGGGCGGCTTACCGTCACCCCAACGGCTACGATCAGACCATGTTCGTAAAGCACCCGTTCGCCCCCGACAGGCTTCTAACGCAGAACAGCGAACTCCGAAAGGCCGGAGTGTTTGGTTGGACGCTCCCAGCGTTCATAACGACCCTCTCAGACGGAAGCCGCTTCAACTGCTGTCCCAACGCCGGACCATGCGCCCGAGTCTGTTACGCCCGCTTCGGCACCTACCGCTTTCGGAACGTCATCGACCGCCACGTTTGGAACCTCGAATACATCCTTCTCCACCCCGACGCTTGGCAAGAGCAAATGGTTCACGAGATCAGTCACCGCCGAATGGACCCGACGTTCAAGCCGCACGACCTTGACCACGACCCTGCCGACCGATGGGTTGCCGAATGGGTTGCGAACGGGGGCCGAGCGGTTCGAATCCACGACTCCGGCGACTTCTTTACCCGGGACTACTTAACCCGATGGTTCGAGATCGCCCGCACCCGCCCCGAAGTCCTGTTCTACGCCTACACCAAAGAGGTTAAGATGGTTCGCCGGGCACTCCCTGACGCCCCCGCAAACTTCCGCCCGATCTTCTCCCTTGGCGGCAAACAGGATGCCCTCATTGACCGGGACACGGAACGCCACGCCGACGTCTTTCCATCGGAGCAGGCCCTTCAAGCCGCCGGGTATTACAACCAAGAGGCCAATGACCTTCTCGCCGCCGTCGCCCCATCTGTTCGAATCGGAATCGTTCAGAACAACATCCCGGTAGCCGTTAAACGTTTCGGTGGCCGCTCGATGAGCCAAATGATTGACCGGGAAACCCCTGCTCCTTCATAAACTTTCCGGCTATGGCAAGAAATCTCGAATAAAGACTTGACACCCGGGAATGGCCGCCCTATGATTGAAGCATGACGACACCGACCACCCGCCACGAAACCCTCGAATCAGTCGCCCGGGTTAAGAGCCGCCAAATCCTTTGGCTCGACTGGATGAGAGAGGCCACCAAGGGCCTTAGCGACGATGACCAAGTGATCACCGTGACAGAGCGAACCCCATTCGGGAACTACCTCATCGAAATCCGAAAGGCGGCCTGACGTGGAGCGATTCCTCAGCCCCAACCCAATGCCGGACCCCCGGCCCGAAACCCTCGCCGTGATTGTGGAGCGCACTCACAACACGATTCTGAAAGGCCCGGTCTACAAAGCCCGGGCCTACTTCGGGGACGTCCGAACGAGCCTCTATTGCGGGCACCGTCACGCCACCCCGCAAATAGCGAACCGGTGCGCTTCGAAACTGTACGCCGAGACGATGGAAACCATCCGAAACATGGAATGTTTGATCGAGGTCACGGCTTTCGAAGACACCGAACGGATGTTCGACATCGTTACAAGCATCGAGCCGGGCCCTAAAGGGCGGTACAACACTTACGAGGGCACCCGCTTCTATGTCATGCCCGAATACGTTGAAGGGGGAGAGGAATGACCGAACCCGACGACATCGTTGCCCGGCTCCGAAACGAAACGGACGACTTTCGGATTTTCGGACTTGTCCTTGAAGCCGCCGACGAGATTGAACGACTCCGGGACCAAGTGACCTATTGGCAGGCCTTGGCCATACTGGCAAGAGGACCATCCCGTTCCTCATGGGGTTCGTCGGGTCATTCAAAGCATCGAGAAGGCTCTTGACCGCAAATGACCCAATGGTTCCTGCCCACCTACGCCCGGCGCAAATGCTTCCAATGCGGAGCATGGTTCCAAATCCCGGTGTCTGACATCCCGCCGCTGATTGCGGGCCGCAGGCGGCGAAATAGGGCCCAATGCGCCGAATGTACGGGTACACCGGCATCGAGCCCGGAGCGTTAAACTGCCGTTATGCGGCAACTCATCCTCTTGTTCATCTTGGCAGGGTTCGCAACCTCGATCTATTGGAATGTTCGAGATTGACGGCCACGAAACCCCTGCTCAGACATAAACTTTGGATTTATCCAAAGAAATCCCGAATAAAGACTTGACACGGCCCGTTCTGTCCCCTATGCTTCTCTCATGACAAACACACCGACCACACCCGAGGCCCCGAGCCTCAACATCATCCACGACACCGTTTGCGACGAAGGCCGTCGGAAAACCATCGTGACCTTGTACGTCACCCACGAGGGTGAATACCACCGAATCGTCCTTGGGGCCTACGCCAAGCGTCCGAAGGTCTACGTCGAGCACTACGGCAAAGATCGGGCGTATGTGGCAAACAACTGGCGGAGTTTCCGGGGAGAGGGCGAGAACGAGGTTCACGAGTTCCGCACCCTGTCCGAGGCCAAGGCCTACTTCGTGGCCCTCGCATCCGAGAAGGCGAAGGAGGTGGCCAAGTGACCGGCTCGATCACCCGGGTCCTCCGGGAACTCGATGGCCTTGATACTGACCTAGCCCTGTTAGGCCGGTACGAACACGCCCGAACCGGCGACACGCTTGCGGCGGACCGGGCAACCCGCCGAGTCGCCGCCATCGCCAAGGCCCTTGCGGCCACGCCTCTCGCCATCGACCCGAACAACCGCAACGTTCGAGACGTCTCGATGTTCGAAGATGACTTGGCCCTAGTGGACACCGACCGTGAAGCGGGTTGGCGAATCGTCCGGGCATGGCTCCACTCCGACGGAACCGAGGAATACGAGGTTTACAACAGCGAGGTCGCCCAAACCGTGGCCTACCTGTTCCCGAAGGACGGCGGCATGATCGTCGAGCCAATGGGCCCCGCCCGTTCCAAGAGCGGAGCAGGGTTCTAATGGCCGGATACCGAAAGGGCACCGGATGGGTTCGCCGGGAATACCAAGGAGTCTCCGGCGACACCTATTGCGAATACGCCACCGGGCCCGACGACATAACGCCCGGCGTTAAACACACCCGGCTCGGTTGCGACAAGTGCTTTCTGAACATCGCACACTCCGAAGCCCTTTGCGCCCAAGAGAGGGCCGCAACCGCCTGCTGAACCGGCTACTGTTGGGCCATGCCCTTCCGCCGTCGAAAGCAGAAACCCGCACCGGAGCCAATGTGGTCCGAACGCTTCGGGGCCGACGTGCTCCGGGCTCTTGGCATCGACCCCAACACCGTCACCGGCTTCACAATGGAGTTCCGTGTTGGGGCCCGCCCAAACCTGACCGTGATTCACGAGGCTTGGCAACCGGACGTGGAGGCGTTCCTCCGAACGTTCGAGCATTACCACGTTGTAGCCCGCAAGAGCGGCGAAACCCCCGGCACCGTCCTCTCCACCCCAAACCTGTCCTTGGGCCCGCAAACGACCGCCTTCGGCTCATCGAGGGCCATCCTGTTCCGAGCCGCTTTCGAATCTGACGAGCAACAGGGTTAGCGGTTTCTAATGCGCTAACATTCCGACCGTGGAACCCGATTCTCCCGTTGTAAAGGCTAAAGCCAGTTCAACCGACTTCATGGAAGTCGGGTCCTCCGGCCTACAGCAAAGCGGCGGCATCATCCGAGACGACTTCCTCCGGCAACTCCAAGGGAAGCAGGCATTTGCCAACTATCGGGAAATGGCCGACAACGACCCGGTGATCGGGGCCATGCTTTCGAGCATCGAAATGATCATTCGGGCCGTCGATTGGTCCGTCGAGCCTGCCGACGCAAACGACCCCGCCGCCGTTAAAGAGGCCGAGTTCATTTCGGAATGTATGACCGACATGAGTTCATCGTGGGACGACACCCTTTCCGCAATCCTGTCGTTCCTCGTGTACGGCTTCTCCCTCCACGAAATCGTTTACAAACGGCGACAGGGATTCACCAACGACGCCCGCACCCGCTCGAAATACAAAGACGGGCGCATCGGATGGCGCAAACTGCCGGTCCGTTCCCAAGACACGATTCAACGGTGGAACCTCGACGCCTCCGGCGGCATCCAAGGGGCCTACCAAATGGACCCCTACGCCTCCGGCAAAGGCAACGTGTACCTTCCAATCGAGAAGTGTCTGCTTTTCCGCACCACGTCGAAGATGAACAACCCGCAGGGTCGTTCTGTCCTCCGCAACGCTTTCGTCCCGTGGTATTACAAACGGCGCATCCAAGAGATTGAAGCCATCGGCATCGAGCGTGACCTCGCCGGGCTCCCCGTTGCGCTCGTTCCGCCGCAACTGCTTTCGAACTCTGCCACCGCCCAAGAGCGGGCCGCTCTCGATGCCATCAAACAGATCGTTCGCAACATCAAGCGAGACGAGCAAGAGGGCGTCGTGTTCCCCCTCGCTTACGACCCTGACACCGGGAACCCGGCTTTCGACCTGAAACTGTTGTCCTCCGGTGGAAGCCGACAGTTCGACACCGACGCAATCGTTAGCCGTTACGACCAACGCATCTCGATGACCGTCCTTGCGGACTTTCTGCTCCTTGGCCACGAACGCATTGGAACACAGGCCCTTTCCGTCTCGAAGATTGACCTGTTCGTTCGAAGCATCGAGGCGTACCTTTCCGAAATCGCTGAAGTCTTTAACCAGCATGGGATTCCTCGACTCATGCGCCTGAACGGGGTGAGCGAGGAACTGTCGCCGTCACTCACCTATTCAACGCCAAAGAACATCGACCTCGCCCAAATCGGCGGCTTCATCACGAGCCTCGCCCAAGCGGGTGCTCCCCTGTTCCCCGACGAAAATCTCGAATCGTATCTTCGAGGAATCGCAGGACTTCCGACAGGCAACGCAGAAGCGGTTTAACGGTGGGCACCGTTCAAGTCGGGAAGCGCACCGGATGGGGCCGCCTGCCCCTGTTCAAGCGGACAAGCGGCCAACAGGCGTTCAGAAAGCCCGGCGACGAACTGTCGGAAGCCGAGACGTCGATGACCGACGTGCTCCAACTTCTATTCGAAGCGATGCCTTCCGACATCGAACAGATGTTCGCCTCCGACGGACTTCAAGAGGCCACCCGGGAAGCGACTGCCACCGCCCAACAGTTCCGTCCGCTGATCGAGGACGTGCTTCGGCAACAGTTCATCCGTTCGCAACGGGAGGCCGAGGACGAACTAGCCCGACTCCTTTCCCGGGCCTATTCCGCCGTGGGCAAAGCCACAACCCCGACACCCTCCGACGTCGCCCTGATGGGCTTCCGGTTTGACCGCCGCAACATTGAAGCGTCCGCATACGCCCGCACCCGAGCCGGAGAACTCATTACCAACATGACCGATTCCCAACGGGAAATCATGCGGGAACTTGTAACCGACGCCTACACCTTTCAGAACTCGCCGCAGGCAACCGCCCGGGCCCTATTCGACGCCCTCCGGGAGACGTCCCCGAGCAACCCGGCGGCCCAAGAGTTCGCCCGCCTGTTCGGGACCAACATGAACGGCCTGACCGCCCGTTATGAACAGGCCGTCATTAACAGGGGAACCAGTATCGCCGCCGAACTCACCGGTCGAGGTG